TTACCTTTTTCGGTGATGATGCGACTTGGTTTGGTGGATAACGTTGAAGACGCCCAAAGGAATTTATGGGCGAAACCAAACAATCCAGACCACCAGTACTACGATGGATACTTTTCTCAGCACATGGTTCTTATAGACGATTTTGCGGCAGGACAGGAAGATAAAGATGCGTTGGAAGTGATTAATCTCATTTCTGTTGCGAAGTGTCCAGTTCTTATGGCAAATCTTGAAGAGAAGAAGACCGTTTTTGACTCGCCTTTTGTGGTAGTTACAACGAATCAACAGAGTGTTCAAGTTTTAAGTTCAGTGCGAGATAAAGGAGCAATACATAGGAGATTTCCGTTCGCATATTCACTTATGGTGAAGGACAGATATAAACGAGACGGGAAAGTCGATGTTGCTGCTGTTGTTCAACTACTAGATGGAGCCATAGACGTCGTGGAGTTGGATCGACGAGTTGATGAAGTTTGGTATTTGAAGAAGCTTGATTTGTTGACTGGACATGTCACTGGATCGTACAAGTACTCCACAGTTGTGCAATCGATGGTTGCCGAATATACTCGACGTAACGTTGTGACGATGGGAATCGACAACGTTTTAAAGAACATTAAGCGAGTTGGCGGAGTAGTTGAAACTCAAGTGATTGAGGAAGATATGCCGCAACTCGAGGATCAAATCGGGAAGACGTTCATGGATGACGTGACTGGACTTTATCCACAGAATTACGATGATGATGAGGTCTACGATAGTGTCGAAACAGCGAAGGGAGAGAGAGTTACTCGAACCGGTACTTTCCAGTTGAGGCTGCGCTATATCGTGATGAACCGAGAGGCAATTTCTGACGGATCATGGGGACGATATGAGGCTCAGAGGTTGAGACGTTTAATCTTGATTGATCATGATGCCCTAGGTTGGGCTACTGAAGAGGCGATGCGAACTGAAATGTATCAGCCGCGATCATCAACAACAAATTTCTTTCTTCCGGATACTCACGATAACTTCGCACATTTTATGAGGCACGTTCATGCCGAAGCGACTAAAGACGATGTTGAAGTTGGAACGACAAAGCAGAGATGGTCAGGCCTCATAGCTTTTACTGCGTCAATTCTCGGAGTTTGTGCAGCAGCAGGAGCAGCTTATGGGATTTATCGTTTGTTTAAGAAGTATTGTCAATCAGCAATCGATATTCCTCTCGAAGGACAAGGGCCGCAGTACGGTTCTGGTGGTACGCGCCAACCAGTTCGAACTAAACCGGTACAAGTTGCGATTAACCGAGTTAAAGCTGTGATCGGAGATCAGGGAGGAGACGAGGCGTCTGTTCAAAAAGTGCGTGCACTACAAAAAAATATCCTTCGCATTGAAATGAGATGCGATGGACTTGGTGCGCGCGGTTTGTGGTGTGTAGCAGTGGATTCAAATACTTTGTTACTACCTGGACATTTTTATAGCCGCACTTACAAGCAGTGTACTGACATATCTAAATCGGTGTGGATAGAACAGAGGAACAAGCAAGGGTTGCGTGTGAAGATGGTCCCCCTCGCGCTGTCCGATCTGAACGTTGAAATTGTTACCGACATTGGACCGTTTGGAGGAGAACGAGATTTAGTGGTCGTTAAAGTTGAAGACCAGACTCTCATCAACGTTCGGTCCATACGAGGTTTGATTACAACTCGGCATGACAAGGAGGCGTATTCAGGTTGTGAGTATACAGCACTGTGGCTCGAACAATTTACTTTATCGAAGGCTATGGTGTCGTTCAAGAGTCAGTTAGAAAGAGGACAAGAAGTGGCCCTTCCTGGACTGACAGAAAAACAAGCTCTTATGGGAGATTGTGGCAAGCCATACCTTTTTCGAAACACGACAGTGCAACGACCTTTTATTGGTTTGCACGTTTGGGGTCGAGAGGAAGGAACGAAGATGACAGGTGTCGCAGATATCACGCTTGAAGCTTTAGTTGAAGCAGAAGAAGTTATTGCCGAGAGAGCTCACGTTAGTGAGCCAACCGACGCTTGGATCATTGAAGAAGAAGAAGAAGTATTTCTTGACGCGCAAACTACACAATCATGGGCTACCGGAGAGATTGAAGTGCTTGGAGCAGTGAAGTGGAACGACGTGTCCATGGATAGATTTCAACCGCATAAGACTGTATTTGGCAGAACTGGACTTAATTGTTCATCGTGGCCAGATGAGTTTATACCATGTCAGATTGGTCAGGTTGCAGGAATTCATACGCTGTATACCGGAATTGAAAAGTTCGGTAGCGATCAGCCAATGACTGTGCCGATCGGAGTGAGCGAAACGGTTCTTAACTTCATGCTCGAGAAGATTCCAGAAGACGAAGGAGTTGTTCTGACTGAGGATCAGACCATTAATGGTGATTTCGAGTTGGGGCTCACGCAAATCGTTATGGATACATCTCCAGGCATCTTGACTAAAGTCTATCCGCAAGGTAAGAAAGATATCTTTGACGAGATGCCGTCAGTTGAAGGTGAAGAGAAGAGGTATATGTACTCCGATATTGCACGAAATAAAGTCATTCCGTGGTTGAAGAAACCGTATATGCAACATCTACAGGACGAGGAAGTGCGCATTTTGGAAGGGAAAGAGCCACGGGTGCTCTGGACCGCCTGTAACAAAGACGAGTTGCGCAAGATTCACAAAGTAAAAACTGGGCAAGTTCGAGTTTTTGTGTCGCCAGAACTCACCTTTACTATGTTGCAACGAAAGTATATGGGTGCGTTCTTTGGTTGGTGGAAGAAACATGTCGGGTTTAGACTGTGCAGCGCGATTGGAATAGATGTTGACTCTCAGTGGGCGGACGTTTACCACCAGTTGAAGGAGATGAACGATTCAGGGTTCGATATAGACTATTCGAACTTTGATGGAACAGTGACAGTTCAAGCGTTTAATATCGCTCTACATCTCATGGACAAGTTCTATGGGTTCAAGCATCGAAAGGCGCGCGCAGCGCTGATGAGGTCAATAACCTGTAGTACTATTGTTTGTGGTGAGCTAGTTGTGAAGACCATGAAAGGAAACAAGTCTGGTAACGCTGGAACTGACGTGCTCAACTCAATAGCCAATTGGTACAACATGCTTGTTGCGTTTGTATTTTGTCAGAGGGCAGTGGGGCTGCCAAAGGATATTAGGCAGTTCGATGAACATGTTAGGTGTTTGACATATGGAGATGACGTCATCGCAACAGTTTCTCCTGCCGTGCTTCCTTGGTACAATCGTGTGACGATAAAAATGTACCTTGAAGCTCTCGGATACGAGGTGACGTCGGCGGCTAAAGATGGAGTTGACAGCCCTTACGAACGAGTGGAGGACTTGCAGTTTCTCAAGAG